ATAGGATCTGGCATTCCTTATCAAATTAAGCCATGAATTTTAAAATCCAAAATGTCTGGCATTACCAAACATTCTTTAAAAATAATTCACATCTTAAGATGATGGTAATACCAACGGAAAACAATAATCCGTTCCCTGGGCTTTCAGGGAGTAAATTTGTACATTACAAAATAATACATACATAACTAACATACAAGAAAATATATATATGGCAAAATATACACTAAGATATTGCCAAAAATCTTAGGATGGAGTGGGTATTGTAGTTTCTAAAAACATAACTGGTGCTCCCACAAAGAAACCAGTTGTAAAATCCTCTCCAGCTGCACAAAAAGATGTGTAAGCTGGTATTTTAACACCAAGTTCACTTGAAACTGTTTGTATAGTTCTGAGTTTATAACAAGGTAAATAAGGTTTTCCACCAGAAGTGCGAAAATCGGTCAATTCACGTGCTGGACAAAACCGATAAGCACTATAATATGGTACCTCAAATGGGACTACAGGTGCAATTGTTGAAAATTCAGTTATTGCACCATCCATGCCTGATGTGTTATCATAAAGATTACCAACAAACTGTTTTCTAGTAGTCGAAGAAGATCCAATAACATCAGTTTTAGGTGCACACCCAGTATAGCGTCCTATCATTGTAGGTCCCACTTGGTCGCAACAAATTGGCACACAAATTTTCCATCGAACAGATCCCCTCCATCCAACAAAAGCAGATGACAAATATTTCAACAATGTCATATAAGCATAAGCATATCGTATTGCACCAGCAAGTAAAGGCACTGTGCTTGATGCATCAGACTGAGGAGCATTACCAGGCTCAAAAGGCATGGAAGGTCTATCAAATGTTGTTGCGACTACAGTGTTCGTGGTATTGAAGCTAATAGTATCCAACATATTATATTCATGCATGTTATATCTTTTCAGCAAAGGACGAAAACTACGAATACTCTCACCAAAATGAATAAGATTTGCAGGTCCTGTCAGATTAGAATCTGCAACATAAGAATCAACCAAAGGGGCAGACAATGGTGCCGTTGAAGGTAAATTGTGCACTTCAAGTTCTTCAGACTGAGGCCTAAACCTCATCCTATTAAAATATGCACTGGTTGGTCCAGCTAATTCAAAATCTGGGCCTGCTTTAACGAACACATTAAGTGCAATGTCATTGTCCACTGTGGTGTCAGGACCAACCAAATCATTGACAACATATACGGCTATTGTTCCATTTCCCCACGAATTCGAAGTAGAATTGTAAGAAATTAGACCTCCTGGTATGAACAAGTCATCTTGAGGTGTGTCAGGTGGAGCATGTTCTCGATATGATGTTGGCATAGCCCATCCCACTTTGATTTCGAAATCTGTAGTTTCACTAATGTCAATGATTGTGTTAAATGCAGTGTTGTATTCTGCAATAGACCCTGGTAGGAAAAAGCCCAAAGACTCTGGGTCATACACTATACGTAACCTACCTCGGTGAAATTTACTACAAACAACTTGAAATCTATACACAATGGATCCTCTCCACCAAGTAAAGGGCAAGGTGGCAAAAGCCATTGCTGTCATATGAAGTTCACCTCCAGTTTCTTGTCGGACCATCCAAGGATCAACTACAGCTCCCCACAAACACGCTTCAGGAGCACTACCCATGCTCCAAACAAATGTATCTAACCAAGATTCCCGTCCAGCAATATAAGATATTTCAAGTTCGTCTTCATTTGCTAAACCAAAAGCTCTTGGATCTATAGTCAACTCTTGTTTAGCATCAACAGTTAGTTTATGACTATCATCTTTCGAATTAGTTGTAGCCATTGGACCAGTAGTCCTTTGCCTTAAGAGTTCAAACTCTAACTCAACAGGCTTACAATATCCAAACAATGAAGCAATAGCTGAAACAGCTCCACTGGCCATGGACGTAGCCCTCATGTAAGGTCCAATCAATGGGGCATTAGACAAACTCTTAGTCCAAACCGACAGAGCTGTGGCAGCTGTTGAAACAGCCGGTTTAGAATATTCATCGGATTGTGGTGAAATTGAAGAAGGCGTGTATTGTGTGGGTCCAGCAAGCTTGACATCTGTTGCCCATGCATAAATAGAAATAGTAACGTTGTTAACAGTTCCAGTCGCATGTTTTAATGGAACCAACTCTCGAATGCTCATTTCTCCCATTTTGGTCCAATCAGATGCTACAACATCAATAGCATTTTCATGCCAAACAAATGGGCAAGTTATGGTTCCACCAGAATTATTTGCTGGATCAAGGTAAACATGTGGCCTGTTGCTAGCTGCAATTGAATCAGACACAAAAGCTGATCGATTTCGAGTCAAATCATCAAAATCTGGATATAAAGGAGC